CCATTAGTAATCGTTGAAGCATTACAATTTAATGTTGCTCCACTTGCTATACTTATTTGTTTTCCTACTGTAAGTGCCCTATTATTACTGGAATCTGTATCTAATGTTCCTGCCGTTATTGTAAGATTATTTTCAATGCCTGTTAAATCCCATTCACTCACAGTGTAAGTTTGCCCTGCAATATTAATCTCAACATCATAAAATCCTTCACCTGTGCCTCCTGCACCATTCATAGCGATTGTTCCTCCACTTGTACCTTTGAATACTACTTTACCATCTGCATTGTTAAATCTACTACCAGCTGAACGCCAATTACCAAGAACTATTAATCCATTTGCGTGAGTTGTCCCTGTCATTTCTCCATCGCCAGTTACTGAAAAACCGCCAATAGTAGCTTCTGAAGCATTTAAGAATAAATCTCCAGCTGCTAAAGTTACTGTTCCTGTTACTGTAAGTGCGTAATCACTTGCTGTTGTAGTAAGCGTTCCTTGAGATATTGTAAGGTCACCTGTAATGGAAGTAGCTGCTGAAAGGTTTGCTGTAACATTACTATTTAATGTTAAATTGTTAATCAATGCTGCATTGCCGTTTTGAAAATTATAACCACCTCCAGCATAAGTAATAGTTATAGTTCCTGCCGCTGTGCAAGTAGAAAGTGCACCTCCAATTATAACTCTTGTAGAATCATTGGAATGTCCGTTAAGTGTATTAACACCAGATGTGTTAGTATATTTAGCTGCGGCATTATTGTCTACTCCAAGACTTCCCATTGTGTGAGTTCCTGAACCTCCAACAAAAGTCCCTCCCTGCCTAACGTGCAAACCTAAACCATCTGTCTTAGTAGAACCTAAACTCATTGTTGAAGCATTACAAGTTAATGTTGCTTGGTCTGCTGCACCACTGTCTGGCCCTATTGTTGTTTTTCCTGTTACTGTAAGGTCATAGTTACTAGTTGTAGTATCCAATGTGCCTGCGGTTATCGTAAGTGTTCCATCTAATGTTAATGCTGTATCTAATTCTGTAGTATTACCTGCATTATTAATAGTTAAATTATTAATATTGTTAGTTCCACCATTGTCTTTAATATGTTTATTAGCACCACCTTCTATAGATATATTTAAATCTGAAGCTGCTGAAATAGTCCCATCCCAACGGAATGTATTATCATCGCTTGAACCATTTAAAGTAAGAGTATTACCTCCTCCTACGATGGTTCCAGTATCATCAATAAACAACGAACCAGTTTCTTCGTCTCCCGTAAGAGTTACAGTGTCACCATTCTGAATTATTGCATGGTCATCTGAAGTGTCTGGATTTCCTGCGGTACCACCACCGTCTGCTTGAGTATTCCAAGCGTTGGTTGCGTCCCAGTCGTGATTACCGTCAGAATACCAAGTTACTGTTGTCATCTACCTAAGCCTGAACTAGCATTGCGTAAGTAATGTTATCACTACCAGTAGCAGGGGTAACTGTAGCCCCAACCCAATATAAACCTGTGGTTGCTATTGATTTTAACATACTTGCTCCACCACTAACCGTGATGTTATCGCCTATTTGTGTCCATTCTGATGCTGAGCCTAAAGTTCCTGCGGTTGCTCCCAACCTTCCATAAACTTTGACTACATCGCCCCCAGAATCTGCATCGTCGTTATAAAATTGAAAAGACACTCGGTCTTCGTTTTTGACATCCATTGCAGCTATTAAAGTTACTTCAGATGTTCCTGACTTTGCTACTGAACCTGTGACTAGTTGTGCTGATTTAAAATTTGCCATATTATATACCTCACTTCGCTGGCTCGTGCCATACGTCGTACATAGTTATAAAATTAATCGTTGATAGTATTTAAAGGTTTGGTTAAAATCACATCGTATTAACGGTATAGACCCATCCACCTACACTAGATACCCCATGTTGAGCTGCTACCCATGTAAAGTTATATGTTTTTACTTGCATGACACTTGTGTTTGCAGCAGTAGCTCCTGTAAACGAAGTTATAGTAGGGGACACGAAATTGGTACCATTTATAAAGGTACCACCAAGTACTACTGAACCTGTTAAAACTACACCGGGTGGTTTGAAATTTCCTACAGCTATACAAGTTACCGTAAATCTTTCCCCTCCTTCATTACCGTCTGGTAAATTAAGTGTAGTGGTGAATGTAGCACCAGCTTGTCCCGGGTCTGCTACAGCTTCTACTACATAAACTTGTCTTGCAGAAGTTGCTGTATTAACAGCACCATTAGAATATACCTGTGCATTATCAATAGTCTGTCCTGTTTTTATAATATTATTTCCTGTTAGTTCTAATCTAGTTCCTGATTGAGTAGCAAAATAAAGTCCTGCACTGTCGGCTCCTGAAAGGAGGGCACTATTAGTTCCTGTTTCCTGAATAGTTAAATGTACGTTAGCTGATTGGTCTAAGAATCTAACACCCGGCGTTCCTCCAGCTAAACCTAATGCATCAGTACCACTTACTACTAAAGCAAAGTTATCGTTCCATCCATAACCTTCTAATCGCTGAGATGATGAGTTACCATCACGGAATCTAAATCCTCCCTCTACGTGTAGTTTCTGAGCTGGTGCAGTTGTAGCGATTCCTACATTACCGGCAGCATCTATACACATCCTTTGGGAAACAGTATTAGCTCCAGCTGCTGCTGTTGAAAAAGCTAAATAACCGGGCGTTGTATCTGCTGCTAATGTTCCAGTTACCTTAGCTGAAATAGAAGCTGCATAATTATCATAATCTCCATAATATGGACTAAAGCCTATTTGACCTATCATATCTCCATCTTGTGTATTACTCTCACTGCCTACAGTTCCTCTTGACTTTCTAATATACAAATTAGTTCCATAAGATGCAGAGTCATTACTTCTTTGGAATATATTAACTCCTGAATTATTAGCAGTATGGAGAACTCCTTCAGGTGTAGTTGTGCCTATGCCTAAGTAACCACTTGAATTAATATTTATATTTCCTGCGTGTACGCTTGTCTGAGGTCCCAATGATAATATTGAAGCATTAGTATGAATATATTGTGTAGAATTGGGGTCTTTTAATCTAATTGATGCTGTATTATCACCAGACTCAAATAAAGCCATTGTATTAGTAGAAGCACTATAAACGTGGAATAGTTCAGTTGGTGTTGTACCTAAACCTAATTTACCATCTTCCTGTAACCTCATTAATTGTGTTCCAGCACTTGATGGTGTTTTGGTGTCTTTTTTCCACAAAAACGCGTGTGTTGTTTCGTTATCATCAGAATCTATACCAAAGGCTACATCTTGAGGTGCAGTTATTTCCATATCATAACTTGCAGTACCTCTAATTAATAAATCATCTCTATCAGCAAATTCTAATGCTTGTCCTAAAGAAGCTGTAGCAAGATTACCGTCAACTTTGACTGGATTATTAAAGTAGTGTAATTCGTTAGATAAATACGACATGTCGCTACCTGTTCTATAAATACGGTTAGTAGTAGTGTTATCAAAAGACATAGATGCACCTTGTGCTATAGCTATACCGGATGTAGCGGCAGCTGCCGCAATACCAAATGTAACACCACCACCATCATCAGGACTAAATATAGCTTTTACTAACTGACTATCTTTAGCGATTTGTAATGATGAGTTACCGTTGTTTGCCATTATTTTCCATGTCTCATCTGTATCACGTCTATTTATTAAACTTAATCTAGGTTCACGAGCGTCAATAGCTATACCATCTTCTCCACCACTTGACACTTGGCTGTGTTTAAATACAGTGGAATATGGTGCATTACCTGATGTTATGAATGTAAGTGTTCCACCACTTGAGAAGTCTCCTCCTATTAATGGAGATGTAGTATTAGTATTAGCTATAACTAGTTTATCGGATTCGGTGTCGTGGTCTGTGTTGTCCCCAGCTTCAAACCCAATGAATACATTCCCTGTACCGGTAGTAACATTAGCTCCTGCTTTATAGCCGATAGCTGTGTTGCTATTACCAGTATTAATTGAATCACCTGCTCGCATTCCAAGAAGAGTATTTGTATGTCCTTCTGTTATATTTTCAGCAGTAGCATAACCCATTATTACATTACTATATCCACTAGTTAAGTCATAACCCGCTTTATAACCTACAATTGTATTGTCATCTCCAGTAGCCGCATCTGCACCAGCAGCATTAGAACCTATAAACACAGATTTTTGGACTCCTGTAGCATATCTACCAGCATTCCATCCTATAAATGTGTTAAGGTTCATTTGGTTAGCATAACCTGCTTCAAAACCAATGTAAACGTTTCCTGTATAAGTAGTATTGGTATAACCTGCTTTATATCCCATATATACATTACTGTGACCTGTTGTAGTTCCATCTCCTGCACTTCTTCCCACAGCTGTATTATAAGATGCTGTCGTACCAGCACCGGGACCTTGTAAAGCTCCATATCCTACAGCTACGTTATGAGAAGCTGTTCCTGAAACATTTCTTAATGCATATGCACCTATACCTATAGAATCAGAAGTAGAGACACCGGCTTCTCCTTGCATAGCATTATGACCCATAGCTACATTATTATCACCTTGATTAATAGACAGTGCGTAATAACCAAAAGCATTATTTTGATTACCTCTAGTTCCTGAATAACCAGCTAGATTACCAAAGAAATTATTATAATTTGATGTTGTAGCTTGCTCTCCAGCCTTATGTCCTACAAATGTATTATATTCACCAGTATTAATAGCAGTTCCTGCACCTCTTCCTATAGCTGTATTTCCATCTCCTGTAGTTACTGAATCTAGTGCTGTTATACCTAATGCTACACTTCCAGTAGCAGTATCTGTAACTGAAGAAGGGTCACTTCCAATCCAAATACCATTATTTTCAGTTAAACCTAAAACGAAGTTGCCTATAGTGTCAGCAGCTGTACCAATAGGGATATAATTGTCAGATAAGGAACCACCAAACGTGCCTCCTCCTGCACCTAACTGAATAGTAGTTCCAGCATCGTCCGTAAACATAGGAACATTAGGAGTAGAACCAGAAACCCAGAAGGTTCCCCATCCTGCGCCCGCAGGACCAGATATACTGGACTTTTCTGCCACTTGAATTGTATTAGATATACTAACACCATCCAGAGTAGGAGCAGTTGTACTACCTATAGCTGTCTTACCTGTAATACGTGCTGTACCTTGTACATGAAGTTTTTCACCGGGTGTAGATGTATTTATACCAACATTACCTCCTGAGAGAAGGGTCATCTTTCCAGAACCTCTCCACTCAAACTGCGCCATTGAGCCATCACCTTCTGAGTAAATAGTGAAGTTATCTAGAGCAGTAGTTCCGTCAGAACCACTACCTTTGTAAAATTTAATCATTGAAGCATCAGCAGAGGAAAATGCTAAATTTGCATATTGATTACCTCCTACTGAAGAAGCATTATTATTAACTATCCAAAAACCTGTAGTTGATGCAGCGGCATTATTAGAAAGAGTTAAGTAACCTAAACTAGCATCGCTACCAGAAACATTTCCTGATAGTGTAAGTAAATCTGTACTTCCCGAAGCAAACACCATCTTGGAACCTGCTGGGGTTACTGTAACATTATCAGCCATCCTGCACCACCTCTAATGTTTCGTCAGTCCTTGAACCAACAATGTAGTAATCAAATTTGTAATTTTTACTTGAACAACCTACCATAACTTTATCCTTTTGCTTTTCTCTAATAAAGACAGTGTAAGGTCCATGGGGCGTCAATTGCACTGTATAATCCTCACACATAGCACTCCAGTACTCAGGAAGCTCTATTTCGCACCCTTCTATTGCCTCTATAGTGCCCCTGATATATATACCATGCTCAGGGCCTTCTAGAGACCCATGCACTAGTCTCTTATCTTTATATAGGGGATGTGCTATATTAAAGCTTTTCGCTGTAGCGCTTATTGTACCAGCAAAGGTAGCATTTTGAGAAGTATCTAATGTTAATGCTGTAGTATCGCCGGATTTTAAATATAATTGTTGGTTGGCTTGGACAGTAACGGTTGAGCCACTAGAACGTAACATGGCATATTTACCAGAACCACGAGTCCAAAGATATAAGTCGTCATCTGTCTGAAGATAAGCAGCATCTGTAATAGTACTTCTCAAGTAAGTAGCGCCATCACTAATATTTATTGTTGGGTTACCATCAGCATCTGCTTTATAAACATCTAACGAATAATTAGGTCCAGTTGTTCCTATACCTACATTACCAGCAGTGGTTATCATTAGAAGATTGTGAGCGTCATCAGCCACTACTTCTAAACCTGAACCAGTGTCAGCTATACTAGATTTATAATTAACTCCCCACGCATAAGACGTACCGTAAACAGGACCGGTATACCAAGCTTGTGTACCGTCATGAGCATATGAATAAACACCGCCGGGCCTATTGCTTCCATTGTATGTTAATAGTTTAATACCAGCTGAGGTATATCCTGCACCTGAACCCATAACTTTTAGATAAGTATTTTGACTTACATCTGATGCTCCGAAAATGGTGTTACCAGCCGAAAAAGTACTGTTCCCTCCTCCCTGTAACTCTACGTTAGTTCCAAGATTTAAATTAGTGGTTCCAGTGATAGCTCCTGATAATTGAGTTGTTCCTACTACGTCTAATTTGTAAGCAGGTGAACCTGTGCCTATACCTACATCACCACCTGCTGCTATAGTCATTCTAGTTGCATTATTAGTAGCAAAATATAACGGAGCATTATCTTCTTGATAAACAGTTGCTCCTACAGAATCTTGACCTATAAGTAAACTTCTACTTTGACCAACAAATCTCATATAACCAGAATTTGCGCCAACATTAACTTCGAACTTTCTAGCAGGGTTAGTAGTTCCTATGCCTACATTAGTTCCAGACAACGTCATTACATCTGTTCTACTATTTCCTTCTGCTACTTGGAAGTATAAAGAACCATCTTCTGCACCAGCAGTTTTATCTCTTATTCTTCCCCGAATATAAGCATATTGAGACCGTGCTCCCCCAGAATCATAACCTTCGAAATTAATAGTTCCTACATAATCTCCATTGTCTACCGAAGCACTTTCGTGATTTAATCTTAATACTGGACCTTCCCCATCAGCACGTTGTCCAACTACTTCTAAAGCAGTAGTGTCATTTGTATCCACAATACGTGCTACTGCATTAGCACCATTACCTGCCCCTGAAACTACTACTGCTGTTGAGGTAGATTGAACGTCTAACTTTCTATCAGGCGCAGTTGTACCTATACCTACATTATTAGTTATATAAGAATCACCCGATGGTTGTAAATCTATTTTAGCAGCAGCACTACTATCGTATAATATGAATCTACCTGAAGCACTATATAATCTAGCTCGTGTAGCACTACTATCATCTGCATCTCTAAATAAAAACGAATCTCCTGAATCTAAATACATATGAGCTGTAGCTGCTGAATATAAGTGTAGGTATTCACCTGATGTAGATGGACCTATTCCCATATTCTCAGTAGCTTCCATAGTTAGTCTTCCACTAACATTTATAAATTGTCTTTTCCCACCGGAAGTGGCTCTAGAATCTGAATATAAACGCAGAGTTTGAGCACCTGACTGATTGTATTGATAAAAAGAATTACCATAACCCGAGTCACCAGCAGATTCTGCTCCAGATACTGCTATGCCCCCTTCCACGTGTAATTTTTGACCGGGTGAAGATGTACCTATACCTACACCACCACCATTAACACGCATAACTTCGGTAGAACCACTAGCAAATGTAACCGAATCACCTTTTATATCTAATCGTGAATCAGCACCTGCATGTATAGATGCATCTGTATCATTAAAGTAAATATGTTTACCAGCAGCTAGTGTCATGTGGTTACCATCAAATGTTAAATTGGAACTACCTTCAATACTGTTTGCTGTAGTAGCTCCAAAGGCTATCTGGTTGTCAGTTATGGAACCACCAATAGTACCTCCACCTCCCGCAGCTACAATAGCTCCTGAGACTGTGTTAAGGTATTTGGCTGTAATTAAATAATCGTCTTGAGAAGAACCGGGATATGAATCGCCATCAATTAATATGTCATTTACGGCGTTACCTCCCATTGTGAAATTATCTGATGTTGCTGGGAGTGTTACACCACCAGATGCTGTTATTAATCCTGAAACCCCTAATGTTCCTTCTACAGTAGAGTTACCTGATAGTTGGGTTGTTCCTACTACGTCTAAATTGTATGCAGGAGCAATCGTACCTATTCCTACTTTAACGACAGCATTAGTATTAGATAAAACTAAATTGTTAGTAGATAGAGATGCACTATATCCTACGAATGTATAAGCATCTTTTGAACCAATATAAGTATATGTATCATTATCTCTAACAGAAATCATTCCTAAATCACTAGTGCTTTCAAATCTAGCTACTACATTATCACTACTCTCCACGTGGAATTTTCTAGAAGGTGCAGTTGTGCCTATACCTACATTACCACTATCTTGGTCTATAACAAATCTGTAGGTGTCTAATGTGTCGTCATAAACTATAAAACCGTGACCATCACTACCCATAACAAATTCGTGTTCATTAGTTCCTGTACCATTAAAAGATAAATATGGATTACTGTCCTTTAATTCTAGGAGCCTTCCGGGTGAAGCTGTGCCTATACCTAAGTTACCACCGTTTATGTACGAATGAGAAGCAGTATCAAAATATACTTTACTACTACCGTCACCAGACATTAAGTTAATAAAAGCTTTATCTAAATTGGTTCCACTACTTCCTCTTGGACCCATAGTAATTAAATCGTAATCTGCACTACTTATCCTGAAATTATCTCCATCACCTTTAATATGTAAAGTAGAAGCGGGAGCGGTAGTTCCTATGCCTACATTACCACTATCTTGGTCTATAACAAATCTATAAGCACTTAATGTATCGTCATAAACTACAAAACCAGAATTATCACTACCTATAGTATATTGATGATTATCGGTGGCTGTACTATTGAAAGCCATATATGCACCATTACCTTTAATTTCTAGTGACCTTGCGGGAGCGGTAGTTCCTATACCTACATTACCACCGGACTCCACATATATACCTACATTGTCTGCGGTACCTAAACTAGAATCACCATCAACCAGAAATTGCATTCTTCGTATGTCTTTATGGTATATATTCATTTTCCCTGTGTTACCTTGATACATTTGAGTACCAGAACCTTTAGATGTAGAATATGTGTTGTTACCTATGTGGAAAGCCCAAGGACTAGCATCATCTGCGGCTATAGAAACTAATGGAGATGACGCCCCACCATCTATAACTTTTAACTGACCAGCAGATATTGTTGTAGTTCCCCTAATTGTAGCGGCTCCTGATAGTTGGGTTGTTCCAACTACATCTAATTTGTAAGAAGGTGCAGTTGTACCTATACCTACATTACCTGTTTCATCTATACGCATTCGTTCTGCTAATGTACCTGCACTTGCAGTTTGGAAAGTAAGTTGACCATCATCTTTGTTAGTGGTATCAGGACCACTCATAACCATAAAAGTACCTATAGCTGTACCGTTCCATTTACCTCGGAGGGCAGCTACGTGTGCATCTGCACTAGTTCTATTTGAATCACCAAGTAAAGTAATAGCAGTGTCACCAGTATTAGTCATTTTCAATGTAGCGGCATCCCATTCAAAATTACTTGACCCTGCTATAGTGTTGGCAGTAGCAGCTCCTACTGCGATTCGGTCTTCAGCTATAGAACCACCGATAGTTCCTGTAGCTTGACTAAAACCAGTAGCCGTAAAAGTACCACCATCTCGTTGTGTAAATGTTAATGTACCAGCACTATATGCTGCGCTGGCTACGTAATTATCATAAGCATCATTCCAATTAGTTGCCGAGGCTACATATGCGTCTGCTATAGCTACTCCATTCCATGTTTTATTTGTAAATGTCTGTGTGTTAGTTGCAGTTGTTGTACCTGTTGGTATACTACTAACTGTAAAATTACTAAATCCTGTAGTACCACTAAATTCTATAGCTCCAGCAGAATAAGTTCCTCCTGTTACATAATAATTACCATCTTGATTAACAGCCCAATTTAATCCTGTGGCTGCACTACTATCTGCTACTAATGCGTACCCGTTAGTCCCTGCTGCTAATACTGTGGGTACACCAGAACTATTAGCACTTAATATTTTACCCTTAGCAAGAGTTACTCCCCCAAAAGTAGTAGCTCCTGTTTTATATTGTACATCATTATCACTTCCTCCGGGTGCTGTACCTCCGGCTGCTAAATGTGAAAGGTTAACTTCTACATCAGTAGCTCCAGTTAACGCTAAAGTGAGAACATCGGTGTCGTTATTTAAAGATGCTCCAGTAACATAATAATTAGCTGCTGCTGATTCATCTTTGGAATATCTTTTACCTATAGCATTATGGGCTAAACTTTTTAGTACTCTTGTATAACGTGGCATTTTTTCACCAATTAAAAATGATTGGGGAGATTATGGTTCTCCCCGTACCAGTTTAAAAAACGTTAGTCAGTCTAAGCGTTAATTAAGATTTGTCCAACTTCTGGGCGTACGACCTTTAGACCGTATCTCATAGACATGTAAGAACCAACAATTCCGAATCCCGGATTTGCTTCTTCTACAGTCAATGGGCGTCTCTCGACATATGCCATTGGCTTTTGACTCAAATCGAAAATTCCGATTCTGTCAGAAGGACAATAAGCGTTGACGATGACGTTACAGCCGTAAAGTGTTCCTTTCAATCCACGGGTTCCTAGCATACCTGATAATGGGTTGCTTGGGTCGTAATTGGAAGGTACTTCGTTACCACCAGCTGTAGCTCCACCAGAACCAGCCATTGTTGCGTCGAAAGCAGTTATGAAATCTGCCATCTTCAACATTTGCTCGTAGTGGCCGGGTGACATCAAAATAGTATTAGCGTTGTATCCGTGTTTGGACATACGTGTAATAGCTTTTGCGACATCTCCCAATGAGAATGAACCAGCTGCGCTTGTAGTTGTGTTGTTGTAAGATTTAGCTCCAGACAATGTTGCTAAACTTTGGTCTGCATATTGGTCTAGACGACCAGCGAAGGTTGCGTCTGCACCTAAGAAACCACCGTATATATTATCAGAGAAATCAACAACGTTTGCTTCAGTGGTGGCGGCGCCTATATCTGCTCCGTCTACACCAGTTCCTAAAGTTGCGTCGTAAATTCCGAAGATAGTATTAATAACGTGGTTGGTTAAGTGTCTGTCGACAGCTCTTCTTGCTTCGTTCAAAGCCATTTCAACTTCGTTGAATCTTGAATCTTCAATCATTCTTCGGGTTACACCAATAGCAAGACCCCACTCTTTAACTGCCACTCTCTCGGAGCGTAGTTTTGTGTGTTGGTATTGCGGAGTGTTTCCTTCATCTATCTGTTCCATTTTCATGGAAGGTTTTGCGAAAGTAATATCAATATTACCCCCTGTATCTGTTGTCATTGGGTCTGCAAAGAGCTGCATGACTGGAAGGTCTGTAACCTTGTAGTCAATGATTGCGTCTTTATAGTCAATGAGAACTCGCTCACCAGTACCGCCAGTATTGGCGTATGCACCAGTGTTCAGGGTTGTCAATATACCGGGAGTTGCGTCGACCATTTAAATCACCTTAGTTCCTCATTAAGACTGGGGACATTGTTAAGGTAGCGCCATAAGCTGCACCTGTCATAGCTACTCCAACGGTTGTACCTGATAATGCTAATGTAGCATCTGTACCAGTTACTAATACACCGTTAGCTGTAACTTCTAACAATTTTCCTTCGTCTACGGTTCCTGAACAGTACACGTTCAATATAACACCTTTTCCAGTTACTACTGAAACCATGTCACCTGCGGCTGCGTCCATAAGGGCTACACCGATTGAATTGTGTGCGTTTGCTCCGGAGTGGTCTACAGCGCCATCGGTAGCTAGAGTTACTACTCTTCCACCAGTGACGGCTGTTCCAGCTGTGAATGGTAAAATTCTTGCTGGTGCTCCTCCATCGTTAACTAAAACTTCTGTTGCCATTTTTAGTCACCTCTTTTGTAGAAAGCTGGATTGAGTTTAACTAATCCATTTTCCATCTTCATACCGAATTCTCTTTTGGTTTCTGGTACTTCACCTTCATCAGATGATTTACCTTTTCCGAAAGAGCGCTCGACTTCTGCGCTTGGCTCTGGCATTGCTGCTAAAGCTTCGCTAAATCCAGTCAATCTGGATTCATCCCATGCAGAGAGTTCCTCTACACGAGCATCCTTTTTAGTTTCTTCGATAGTACCGAATAAAACTTCTTTGGATATAATTGCTTCTACTGCTTCAACTTTTCTAGCTTCTGCTTCTTTTTCTAGTCTTTCTTCTTCTGCTTTCTTGAAAGATTCTAATTCTTTCATGGCTGCTTTAAATTCTGACTCGATTTCTTTCTTAGATGCAGACATCTCTTCAAGTTGTGAGCGTAGTGAAGCGAACTCGCGTTCGACAATGTTCTCTGCGTCGGATTTTACAGTTGTTTCTTTAGTCTCTTCTGACATAATTTCTACCTCTGTTTTCCCGTCTTCACATCCACACGCATCTGTTTCACCACCACAACCACAGTCGTGGTCGTCTCCTTCTGCGCGTATACCACATTCCTTTTCTTCTATTGTACATTCTTTACAGACGGGGTCCATTTTTTCATTGTCAATGAAACTTACCTCTGTGGGACGAATGTTGGTGGCGAAAGTGTCACCCATCACATCAATATCATTGGAAAACCAATCTATACTAACGTGAGTCATGTCCCCGTCCTTGACTTTGTCCATCACTTCTTGACCGCGACCATATTTATTAGATACTGTTGCCAACATCTTGACTGCGGTTTTTCCATTATCCATCTCAATCAACTCAGGTTTCGTTGCCATGCCGATTAAATCCTCAGCTGTTCTTTGATGGTCAATATAAATTGGGAGTTCTGAGAACTTTTCTAGGTTGTCCTTCAACATACCTCCCTCAATATAAACTTTATGTTCTTCTCCTTCTACCTCATACTCATGAGGTCCGGATGTAATAGCGATTACAGGAAACTCTACAGAGTCAATTCCCTCATCACTGGAAAATGTCATGCTATCTTCATCACCCATAGACAACGCAAATGTTCTCTGTGTAGGTTCTGTAGACTTACCCTCTGCAAATTCCCGCTCTACGCCATTCTCTTGCGCCCACATGCTACACATGCCAGCTGCAATCTCTTCAGGGTTATCAAAACCCCTCTTCTTCAGGTTTGATTTAGTTTGTATCATACATTTTTCAAATGTCATTTTCTATCTCCTGTTGCGTTTGCGGAGGGCTTATTGCCCCTATTTTGTGCTCTAGCAGATTCTTCCTTTTTATCTTGGTCCTTTCCACCAGAAATGTTTGCATTCTTATCACTTTGTTCTTGTTTAATTGGAGATGCCTTAATATCTTCAGAAGTTTCCATATCTAGTTCTGCAACTCCTTCAGGGTCAAGACCACGCTCTTCTCTAACTTCACCGGGGGATAATACTCCTTCAGACAGATATATCATATCAGTCTTGGCTTTAGTGAATGCATCATCAACGTTAATTTGCCTAAACTTAAACTTTGCTTCACCACTTTCTAATTGTGGCATCAATTGGGCATTAAGTGCTCCCTCTACCATAGTTTGTAAGTATCTAACATATGGCTCGAATATAGGTCGTGCTTTCTCTGGGTCTGTCCACATAGTGCGTGGTGTCTTAAGTGCTACGTGTATTTTATCTAAAATATCATCTGTATACTTTCCATATTCAAAAGCGCGTTGTGTACCTTGTAATTCTTTTATTGTTATGTCGTTTCCATGTATAATGTCTTCGCCCGGAGCAAGATTATTAAATGCATCTACTATTTCGTTAATTTTATCTGGACCATAAGGCATGTCTGGTAGACCTGCACTTACATCAAAACGACTAGATGCGTATTTATTTAAAGCAGCTCCGATATCTCTTTCTGCATAATCTTTTAAGTCTACTAAATATAAAATAGGATGTATATCTGATAAACCATAAGCTAAGTCATCAAATGAATTATTATTAAGTTGTATTATTTCATTTTCTTCGAATCTAACATTTTCTTCGTCATCTCCTACTTTTTGATAATAATACATAATCTGTCCGTGCTCGTTCCTTTTAACGAACATATTCTGACTAGACCTTAAAATAAGATTATCTCCAGTCCATTCTAAATATCCTGTACCGAATATTCTTGCATTTCTCAACCACCCATATAAGATATGTTCTATATTAATATCTCTAAACATTTCTTCTAATTCTTCTCGAAGGTCATTATCATCTGTTACTATGTCAAAATTATCTTTAACAGCATAAAGACATGGTAAATCAATTAAGGTTCTTACGATAGGGTCTGAAAGATAAACATTCATATAAGTTCTATTTTTACCTATATGAGGTTCATAATCTTTAGATTGTCCTCCACCGAAACCTCGGTTAATTTTTAGACGTTGAATAACTCCTTCACCGTAACTACGGGGGTCGTCTTTTTTGTACGAAGGGTTGCTTCCAATAGATGCAAACCTGCGTCTAACATTATCTATAAACGACATGGCTTTAAATAATTAATCTTAATGAGTATATAAAGTTTTTGTTAGAAACCACGTAGAGGCTGCTTGTTTAGAGTTACTTTACGTCTTCCTGTCGTAAAAAGTGACCCTTTTGAATATTTTGAACCATGATTAGTATTTTTATTAATAGGACGAGAAACAATAGATTTACCAAAGTTACCGGACATAGGTAACATGGATAATGTAGCATGTACTCCCATTGCTGAACTATCACAATAATCATCATGTTTTCCACTAGGAGCTGCTATCTTTTCAGTTTTTTGAGAAGCATCCATAGTGTATTCTAATTCTATATGTTCGCGAGACCATTTATTTATTAATTTAGCATGGTCTGCTTCTAAATGTTCAGGATTAGGCACTTTTACTCTTCCTTGTTGGACATAAGATACAAAATCCCTGTACATTTGTGTTTTAGTACCTTTAGGACCACCCGTAAAAATGAAAGCAACGAAATGAACACCAGCATCTATACACGCCAACCGTAAATCTTGTTCAACTGCCCCACCGATACCAGTACAATCCACAATAAGCCTATTAGCCCCAAGCTGATTGGTAATATCCATAATACGTTGACGTTGGTATGGAATATCATGTCCACCAGTTCTGGCATTAATTTCTTCAATGTAAACAAGCCTTGCGATATTTTTGTCATCAGACTTATCAAGGGACCATGCACTAATAACAGTAGAGTTAACAGATTTACCAATGTCAACCCCAACAGTAATATTGCCTCCTCCCGACTGTCCATCGCCATCCAATCTAATAAGTTCGTAATCATCATAACACCCTTTAATTTTTTCTGCATTAAATACATTCGATACCGACTCTACAAACTCACATTCATATTCTGTCCTCCAATAGATAGAATCTTCTCCCCATTCAGTCATCTTATCTAACATTTCTTCTTCGGTATAAGGAGCTGAATAAGCATCTCCTTGTTTCACTGCATCTCTCCAAGTATAATGTAATCTTGTGAAGGTATCTGCATACCCATCGTCATACAAATAACGCCACATATGATTGTCTTTTGACTTTGGTGTACCTAAATTTATGAAGGGGGCCTTATTTGAAACTATCGCTGGTTCTACGTTATCTATAAACAATTTATCATCAATTAAGGGACTTTCATCCACAACTAAGAAAGTTGGATGTTGTCCTCGTATAGCTTGTCCTTGGTTACTTGGCGCCAATGGAGCCCTCCTCATAATTGTGCCCCCCTTAAGTGTTATGTTGGGCTTATTATGAAACCTATAATTAGCTACTAAGCCATTGAGAAATGAATTATCAGCAAAGTGTCTATAAACATAATTAAAAATTAAAGCTGCTTGGTCTTCAGTAGGAGCCAGTATAAATACTAAATCTCTAAATCTATTAAAAAACATATATATAGCAACTGCTACTGAAAGAGCAAAAGATTTACCGCTACCTCGTGGTGCTAAAATAGCTAATTTCTTTTGTTTGTCGTCTGTTCTTTCTGTAAGTGCTTCTAAGACTATATCTTCTTGTAAGGGTCTTAATCGTAGAGGTCGTTGTTCTCCGTCAACAAGGTAAGCAGAGCAAAAGGCTCTAACTAATTTTCTCATCTTTTCTTTATCTTGTCTACATTTACTGAATATATTTTCTAAATGTCTTGAATCTAATCCACCTTTACCTGTCAATACCTTCTTTAGGTGGCTCTGGTTTGTCATCATGTGTTAATTCCTCTAAAAATGCCCCAAATGTTTCTGTGTTCTTTTCTACATCTGTAGGGACTTCTATATTTAATGCTCTGAATTCAGTATGTATGTCACGAACGATTTGATTTCTTTGTCGCAAGAGCTCTGTTCTCGCGTTAACATCCCGAATACATATAAGAATTTCTTCCCACAGCAAGTCTTCAAGAGCAAGATTGCGCGCCAGAAGACGGACAAGCTCTTTATGACGACCATATTCCGCTTCTCCGACTCTCTGACGTAATCTTTGCTCGTATAACTCTACGTCTTTCAAAGTGCTTTGCCTTCATCAAGGGCTGATTTGACTTTAGACTTAACTAATCCTGCAAGTTCATCGTCTTTCTCATCCCATGCTGTAATCAATACATTTCGAACTAAAGAGTCTTTTACGTGCTTTTGCGCTGTTTCATCTAGCTTTTCAAAAGCTTTTATCTGGGCTTTGGTTAGATTCTTATCTAATAAATCCATTAACTCTGCTTCGTTATTCTTTATATATTTAAAGACTAACTCTTTTACTGCGGGTACAGTATAGGCAACGTATGCACCTAATCCTAATACTAATGCAGCTAAAGCTGCTAATAATGGTTCATCCATTAAAGCATCTAACATTCCAGATTCTTCTACAGTTTCAATAATAGCTGTAATGTTTCCTTCATCAGCAGTGTTGTTGTCTCCTGCTGTCATATTACCGTCATTATCGGCTGTGTTATTACTTGTTTCATTCATATGTTGATATCTCCATATTGGGACTCCCACGTGGCACTTGCGAAAAGAACCTGTGAGGCAATGGCCCTAAGGCGAGAGCCCATACATATTTAGAAGGTCTATCTATATAAAGCTTACTTCTTGCCTTTCTTTTTTGAAGGGCGTAAGCTAGGGTATTTTTTATAAACAGCTCTTTTTATACCAGCAGGGCGTGGAGCATTGTGGGCTAACTTAAGAGCTGATTTAGCTCTCTTTAATGTATTAATAGGAAAACTACCGGCTGGCGCGCCTCCAGAAGGGCCAGCAAATGCTATACCCTTCTTATACTTTCCTACGTTAGAGCCACCCTTCTTCTTACGTGCTGCTGCTTGTTTCTTCTTAACTGCTGCTGTTTTCTTTCTAGGTGCCATGTTTACTTATATTTATTTTTAGAATGTTGTTTCTTTCCTATGTTCTTGTGGTGTCTACTTCTTTCTTTAAGTTCTTCCTCAGTAACATCTCGGATTTGTTTCAACGCTTCTTTTTTAGATATAGCTTTGTGTTCTAAAGCATGTGTTTTTCCACCAACGTGACTAAAAACTTTCTCTCCGGAACCACTCTTACGCATTGTAAGAGTCTTGTCTATATTCTCTTTTTTATTTGTTTTATATACGCTTGCCATCTTTATGTTCCTGAAGATAGTCTGCCATCTTTGGTTAAAGCTGGTCTATCATTCTTAGCATAGTTCTTTTTGTCATCTACAAAGTTGACGTTCGGTGTTTGGTTAACATAACCTAAATCTGGACGTACACCCATATAACTTTCTTCGGTGCTAGGTTTACTAGCAGGTATTGCTTCTTTAAATGATGTAATTGGTTTTTTATAATTCATCTCATCTATTTCAGCTTTACTTGGTTTAGCAAAGTCTAACTTCATGTCTGGGTTGTTTCCGTGGAAATGTTCACCTTTTAATATATCTTTTACCATATTTATTCCTCCTCGCAACAATCATTACAATTGCTACATTTTTTTTCCAGTGCATTCATACGCACTTCTAATTCTTGTACTTGATTATACAAGTCTCTTACTTCGAAGTCGTTCATTTTTTACTCTCCATCTTATGTTCTTGGTCTTGCGCTTTAGATTCTATCATCTGAGCTTGTTTCTGAGCAGCGTCATTATAATCAATAACAGCTTGTGCTTTTACCTTGTAAAATGCAGTTTTCTCAGCTTGTTCTTGTTTCCAGACATCTAAAGCATCTTTGATAATCAAAAGGGCTGGTCCTCCTAAAATAGCTATCAAAGTTGTATAACCTTCGATTTGTTCAAGAACAGAGTCGTCTTGCAGTCCACTGTGTATAACAAATCCTGCAAAACCTACCCAGAGTAATACTAAAGGTACAGCAATCATAAACATAAATATGTCGTTAAATGTTACTCCTTCTCCTTTCTCTTTACTCATACTTGGTTTCTCCTTCTTTATTGTTTTCTTTGGCACTACTTCTACTAGCTTTGGTTTTACTTGTCTTAATGCTTGGCGCGCAAATTTGACAAGTACCGCGAAAGCAATAGCAACTGCTATGCTCGCCATAACTACGGCTAATATTTCTAACACTTCTATCCATTCTATCACTCCTCCTCATCCCCGTATGATTCTTCAAACGTACTTTCTTTTATCATTGCTTTTACATCATCCAATTCAGATATTATTTTCGCTAACATATTTGTTAAGACTAACATCTGGTTAGCCTTCATTCCTCCTCCAATCTAAATGCTTCATCTTCCTCGCTGTAGTAGGGATAATTTGTAATACTTGTAACATATTCATATTCCCCTGTATTATTCCAATCAGCTAAAAAACTTGCATAAAAATAATAAATTCCGTCCGTATAATTATCAAACGTTTCTTCATATGGTTCTGCTCCTGAGTTTAACCAATGAATATCTTCAACCCACCCTGACACATTAAAAAATGTTTCTCCATATACGAAGGTGTCATACATTAGGGTTGTTTCGTTTCCCTCTTCGTCAAGGAAAAAGTGACCCACGTCATAATACACCAACACAGATAAAGGCTCGTCAGGGTCATCACAATTAGTGTCCATATCGACATATATATCTAAAGTATTATCTTCCCTCGAGTAATTACCATACTGTAGCCCATCCCAGAGAACTAACTGTGTATGGTTACAGTGGTTCTCTTCGTTTTCATAGTCGCAAGAACCATCGTCTTCTGTGGCTCTATCATTGTAATTGTTAGCTTCAATATCCATACATCCATAAACGGTTTCATTAGTTTGAGTTTCATTACCTGTACCATTTTGATTTAAATATTGACATCTACCATTATCATGGGTAGCTTGTTTATCATAATTAGTAGCCGACGAATCCATACAACCATATTTAACAGGAGGAGGAAAAGCACAACTACCGTTATCAAAATCTGCATCCGGTTTGTAGTTTATAGCAGTTGGGTCCATGCATCCACCCTTTAACATGGGCTCTTCTTCTTCTCCTCCAAAAATATCTTGTAGCATACCTATATCGCCTGTACCACTACCAAAAAACGCGAGAATAAAAACTGTAAGTATAGAAGCTATCTTTTGACCTAACTTAGTATCTCCTGCTTTATCCGCAGCTTTACCAAGAGTTTCAAATAATCCTTCTTCCTCATCAGGTTTTTTAGAGCCACCAATTCCTAAAATCTCTCTTTCTTCATCAGAGATTACAGAAATAGCTCCGTAATCATCGCGCGCCATGTTATTTTTTACACAGCGCGACTATATAAAGATTACCCTAATCGAAGTCAGGAAATTGAGATTGTGAATCTACATCTAAATCTTTTTTCAATGATGAATCTATATCTGCATAACTTTCTTTTTTACGTTTTCTACCTTTGGGTTCCCATTTAGGTATCTCTGCATCACAGGGGCCACCCTGCGATTTGTGAAATGAACACCACTTACATAAGTTTTGCGGCTTCTGTTCATATCTATCTTCATATTCCTCTCGTTCCTTAATGCAGTCATGTACCATCTTAATCAAATCTTTTGCTTCATCAAGTACTTGTTGATTAACCTTAACAAAAAACGTGTCATCAAAACGTAAATAATTAACACCTACAAAGTTAGGCATCTCTCCCATTTCTAAGGTATATAAAAAAGCATAGATAATTAGTTGACGATAGTACTCCTCTGGTAAGTATGCACCATATCTCTTACTTGTTTTGTAATCAAGAAGTGTAGTACCTCCATCGAAATCATTACATACAACATCCACAACTCCTACTATTGCGTACTCTTTGGACTTAACCCATTTCTCTGCATACTTGGGTGCTACAGCATTCCATGCTTGTTGTTTATTCTTATATATCTTCCAATCAACCATTTCAGTTAATTTCTTGTTGACGGAGTCAACGAAGTTCTGTAATAATGCTTCTGTCTCTTTGTACATAGCATCCATCTCTTCTTTAGTGTGTACTTCCCACAACCATTTATGTTTAGCTATCTTTTCTTCCCAGCCTGTTTCAAATTGGCCCTGTACCCATAACTTTGGTACACCTTTCTCCCACTGGGGTAAAGTCTTGAATTGTTTTTTAAATAAGTCTTCCAATACTTGGTGTACTAACGTACCACGAAATAGATGTATAGTCTTTTTCTGAGGTAGCTTAGCTATGTAGTTGTAGTAAAATTCGCGGGGGCACTTCAGATAAGTGTTTATTTTAGAAGGACTAAGCCTCATATGGCTAGCAGTCCATTTGGCGTCGGACATTAATTTACCTCCTGATTAAGGTCTATATCTTTACTTTTCTTAGCAATAGGCTTCATTTCATCACCGGGGTCAGAAACGAACACCTTAACTTCAGCGTCCTTAGGTATCTCTAAGCTCCATGGAGGCACATAGCCTTCTCCTGCAATCGTACCATCCTCTGGATTAAGCTCTACTGTGCAAACGCCTGTATCTTGACATGTACAATTATGCCACCCATGGACACAAGTACAGCTAGTCCATACAGTGGTCTTGCTGCCGTCTTGCTCCCGTGCGATTTTGAGCAAAATTAAATACCCTATGAGGTCATCCAATGTGTCCTCTGTTTTGTCGTTAAGCCCTACATTCTTTATCCTGCTGAGCTTGTCATCGATTCGTGCACAGATAGCCTGTGCATTGTCGAGCTTACTAAAAATATTGTCTGGTTCTAGAGCACTATCCCCATACGCTTTGTTCTTCGAGATTAACAAATCCCTGATTTCATTACATGTCCATTTTATGGAGTTCTGCGTACTTTTTGTCATACAATTATATTTTAACCTTTTGAACTATATAAAGGTTTCTATGTCACCAACTGAGAAGGCTTAGTAGAGCTTAGTATTGTTGTTAGTAGTGATATAGCTACTATCTATATATATCTATATTATACTTTCAAAAAATACCTCGATTTGTTAACCCCTCCGGACGACGTTGCGCATAGGTGCCGCCATGATTTTTTAGACGGGGGGATAGCGCGCGATGAGATAAAAAATAAGAGAATAGCGCGCGCGCCCCAAAAAGCGCGTCCGGATGGTAGGCGCTTTATATACCCCCCTATAGAAAAAATAGGCTCTCGACGATAGAAGCCACCATAAACGGTATAAGAAGGCTTGACTATAACATATTAGAGGCAAAAATATGAACGAAAAATATTACATCTACAAATTAGCCAGACAGTCAGAAAAGACTAGCTATCATCATTATGACGTCGTAATGGGCGACGGCATAAACAAGGGAGCCGTTTACTATGGTCTAACTCAAGACCCACAAAGTAGACTATCCAAACACCGACCTAAAAAAGGTCATGACATCAGCTTAATAGTTATAGCTGAGTTTGACAATCCATGGGAAGCTTTAGAACATGAGGCATCCCTAGTAGCTCAACACTATAGGGCATACGGCACCGAGCCAGAATGCCAAGGCATGGCCAACACCGGCCACAGGGGGGCATAAGCCCCCTTGAGGGAAAAGCTTATAAAGAGGCTTGCTATGTGTAATACAGAGGAAATAAACATGAATACAAACGAACTAATCAGAATGGGATTCGAAGAATCCGAGTCAGCTAACGACCTCCTAGAGGATATGTGCGAGTGCTGTAATGAAGCAGTCCAAACCCAGAGGGCCAGAGGCTACAGGGTATGCAGTGACTGTTATTACGAAATGGGGGACTGCCCTTACTAAGGGAGGTATAATTATGACTTCAAAAAGCAACTTTAAAAGAATGTTCGAAGAAGCAGAAAATGCACCTGCTTTTTCAGAAGAACAAAGAAGAGCCCAAGCAAATATTTGGGAATGGAATGTTTCAAGCAATTATAAAATTTGGGATGAACTCGCAAAGGATTGCAGAAATAAAAGAGAGTGGAATGAATTTGCAAAATACGTTTTAAAAGAAATTCAGGAATACGCAGAAATAATGAAGGAGGTAAAAAAATGAAATTAACGATAGAGTTAGATAAATACGACATCGGCCAGATGCAAAAAAATCGCTACGGCCATGATGGTGTTTTGACTCGTGGTTATATGTTGGATATATTACACGATATAGTCGACCAAATCCACGACCAGCTATAAGTATATATAGCCCATTCGCCATCCGAGGGGGTATATAAACCCCCTCAAAAAACTTTTCCACGCGTGTGAAAAAAAGCAGCGCGCCCCAAAAAATGCGAGCGGGATTTATTCCTTTATATACCCCTATTTAGGATTTTGAGGTTCACGACGATAGGACCCAACCAAACTAATATATCATCCCCCGCTATAGGTATTATAGAGGTAAAATATGAACAGAAACGAAATAACTTGCGAAGACTGTGGCCTAGAATTTGCCGAACTATTCGGCGGACTATGTGAAGATTGTGATTCACAAATGTTTATGACATTTTGGACAGGTGATGAATAAATGATTGAAATAATAATTCTATCAGCTTTATTCATGACAATTTGGTTTTATTCACTAATGGAGGCATTTGACTTATGAGACACAGAAAAGCTTATATAGAGACTCCCTATTGGTAATCCATGAGAAAGAGAAACACCAAAGACGGATATAAAATAATTAATAAAGGAACAGACGCCAGAGGTAATAACTATTGGTTAGTCTATGACCCTGCTACAGGTGGTAGTAAATATATTTGGGATAAGGGTCACGTGTGGGCTGGTTTCAAAGGAAGCCAGCTCAAGTAGGACTTTTCCACGCGAGTGAAAAAATCTTTATATAGACACCTGCTATTGGTATATTATGAGTAAAATGAAAACCGGCGGAAGCCCAAAAAGGATGACAGACAACACTTGGACCATGGTCCGACAGTTGAGGGCAATCCTTAAATAGGGACTCTCTATTGGTATTACAGGAGGAAAACAACTATGAACAACTATCAAAAATGGTTAATCAGTCACATGGTTAACGTATCATACGCAACAAGAAAACTAGGATAAACATGTAAACACCTCTAACGGGTAGGGGAAGTGAGAGGCTATCGACTGCCTCTCGACCTAAAAAGATGATAATAGCAAAATAATATTGCAACCCTACCCCAAGAGTTAAGTTAAAAGGATGTTCTTATACTCTGAGACATCCGCCGGATTAGTCGAACTCGAGACCGACTAATCCACTTATGTTCCATGAGTCCCCAACACCGTAAGATGGTCAGCCCAAGGAGTAGGCGCACCTTTTGGAAGAGGCAGGTGTATGAGTCAGTCTAATAAACTGTCCAGCATGGGGACAATAGGGGTCGCCTGACAAGTGATGGCGAAGGGCCAGTGACATAAGCCCGCCCGAGCGTTAAACGTAGCGACGCAACCCCAGCCCACTGAGTCGGCCACCCCTAGGTGGTGGGGCAGGTGGGCGCCAGCTTTTCCACACGGGTGGAAAAACCTTTATATAGGCACACCCGTTGGTATAGTATGACTAGAAAACATTTTAGAAAGATAGCTAGTATTCTCCGAGAGAGAAAAGCAGACCCTCTGCTAATAAGGGACTTCGCCAGAATGTGCGCCGGTGAGAATCAATATTTTGATTGGGACCGTTTTTATATCGCGGCAGGATTGGAGGAGTAAAGCTTATATAGGCACACTCATTGGTATACTATGACAAAAATACAAGACATGAGAAACGACTTTCGTTTCCGCCGAGCACCACGCAGAACCATCACCAAAAACAAGATTGACTTAGGAGTCCATGAGCAACTCATGGCTATACGTCTGGGTCTTGCTGAGGATGTGAGAAAGTGAAAAGTATACTAGATATTTTAGATGACATGGTCATCTCTGGTATAGAGGAAGCAGGAGATTATATAGTCCTGTGCGGGTGTGAAGATGCACCCTGTTGCGGGTGTAACTTATGAGCTACACTGAGAAGCCCAGAGTTTCATGGAAAGAGCAAATCAGAATAAATAAGATTCTCAAAAAGGCCAAATAGCTCGTTTGTTTTCAACCTCTAGGGGGGTAGGGCCTCCCCCCGCTTTTCCACGCGGGTGAAAAAATCTTTATATAGACCCTCACTATTGGTATAATATGACAGAATACAAGGAGTCGAGTGAATATTCACCAAGCACGAAATACGAAGAATACAAAACAGGCCGAGGTAAAAACCCATGTGGTAAAACTGTAAAGGTTGATAACCCATATGAGATTTACAAGGGTAACGGTTTTGAATGGAGAGTATTAAAGAAATACCAAATGCCACATATGGAAAAAGCTAATATGTATGCTAGATGGTATTGTGCCGTGAGAAGTCCCATGACCTACGGTAGTTGGGAATACGGAGACGTCTACGTCCACGACGTCAAGAAATACGGAGAAAGGGTTAAATAGACCCTCCCTATTGGTATTACAGAGAGAGTTTCAGGGGCCGAATCCCGACTCTCTCACTTATGGTTATAGACGTATAACATCGTATACGATTAGTGACCTGAGTATTCAGACAAGAATACACCATTCGCCAAACAGACGACAAGCAATAACAAACTGACTTGAACAAGTGCTGACCAATCCCTTACCGGTCGATGGCCATCTTAGTTGATTAACGACGTGTAGCTAACATTATGTATCACCTTTTGCCTCATTCATTCCCTGTTATAGACTTAGCCGTCTTAGAGCAATGAAGCAATTCT